CATAGATCCCTAATCCCGCCGCCCCGCCAAGCGCAACAGCACCAACACCACCAGCACCTTCAACAAAAGTTTTACCTGTAAAATATAAAGAGCCTAATGTAGAGGGAAGAAGGGCGGCGTCTTTTAATCTACGAGCAACAATGCCGATAGTAGTATTGGCCTCTTTGTTTCTTTTGTTGTTCATTCTATCACGCGCTAAATAGGCGTTATGTTGTCTGTCCAGCAACTGACGTGCCCCATCTCCGGGAGTTATTCTCTTTAACGTGTCATTAAGTATGTTTCTAACTACACGAGACGCCTTACCCCTAGCAGAAGCCGAAGTAGCTTCTAAAACACCCGCGTATGATTCGTTCAGTAAGTCATCAAATTGTTGACGAATGTTGAGCAAGTCCATAGCAGAAACAGTGTTTTTAGTTCCTGATTGTGACACTAGCTTTAAAGCGTCTTCGGCAAGCGCTTGAACAATCGTTTGAGCGTCCGGTGTTATGCCCCTGTAACCAGATGATTTGGTGTACTCTTCGATTGCTTGTCCCATCTCGGCAGCTAAGTCATTTTTACGGATTCGTGGATTACCCGCCTGCATAATAAACTGCCGCAGCTTTTTGGACTGTTCTGTGATGTGCTTTTGAACAGCCCTCATGTTGTGATGATATGAAGCCTTAGGATCTACGTCAGTTATTCCCTCAAGTATTCCTGTGATAGTAAGTGTTTCTCTATCAGGGACATATTCTTCTCTGCCGATTAATCCAGTAGGCGCTGTTCTTTCGTTTGGTTTTAAAGTTTCTGGGGCGAGTAGCTGATTGATGCCTTGTCTTCTTTGGTTAAATTTCTGCCAACTAGCCCTACTCTTTGCTTTTTCAGCAGGGGCCTCAAAAAGTTTTAAGTCTGGTCGTGGGCTAAACAAAACAGATACGTCAACCACGTTTTCAAATGTTGCGGCAGCGGCTGGGTTAGTCTCCTTAAAACTTTCGTAAGCCTCCAGACCTTTTTCTGCCATTTGTGCCGCAGTCTTAAATGAATCAGTATCTTTAACGCTTCCAAAAAGTTGCTGAGCACCCTCTCGTATAGAGTTTGGCAGCGAGGTGATAGCAAAGTCAGTAATAATGTCTCCTGCTGTCATACCAGCAGTCGCAATAGCCGTGGTAACTTTTTGCGACGCGCTAGGCTCATACCCACCAATACGTAAAGCATCGGTACGCTCTTGGTATTCTTCTACGCCTCGTTCGAGAGCCTCAGGCACACGCTCCATAAAAGCAGTCATTCTTTCTGCTTCTTCCTGTGCGCGTCCTTTTTCAATCTCTACCCACTGACCGCCAACCAAACCAAACCTCTGTCCTGTTCGTTGAACAGAGGCGGTTTTCATTTCAGTCCACTGGTTTGTTTCAGGATCTAAATAGTACCGTTGTCCTGTTTCTTGGTTAGTAGCTGTCTGCATAAAAACCTCAGTCTAAGGTTGCGCCCGGAGGAAGAGCAGGAATACCTGTATCATCTGTAGTCGTTACCGTGGGCTGTTCTAGAGTTGGTCTAGCCTTTAGAGAGGGGATCCTGTAAAAAATTAAAGGGTCTTGTCCTTGGTCTTTTCTTATGTCTGCTGTAATATCATCAAATAAAGACAAAGTTCTGTCTGCATCATCCTTAAGAATTTTTAAAATGTTTCTTAAAGCAGTGGCGGTCATCGTAATATCCCCGGCTGACGCAAGCTGTGCAAACTCTCTATCTGCGTCTGACAATCCAGTTCCTGCACCAAAGTCCTTAATTATGGTAGCAACACGAGGAGCCGCAAGAGCAATAAACACCTGAGTATTTTCTAATTTAGGATCACTAGGGTCTAAACCAGCGGCAGAAGCAATAGCCTGTTTCGCGCCCCGCACAAAAAGCTCTGCGTTTGCTAGCCGACCTGTAATCATCTCATCTACATTAGGTAGCACCTCCGTGATATTGTTCATCATTTTAGTTGCGTCATCAGCCGCATTAGCCAGATCATCGTATCGTTTTACGCCAGCTTCCGCTAGTTTTTCGTTAGTAAAGTTTGCAATATTTTCAACTTGCTGTCTATTAGGCGCTGGACGCAAGCCTAGATCACTAGCCCTAACAAATTTTTCAGTCGTTGGTTCTTTAACTCTGCCCTGTTTATTTACCTCAAGCATTATTTCATTGCCGTTGGGATCAATAAACGATTTAAGAGTTGCTTCAGAGCCTTCTAATACTTTAGCAAAACCGTCATCGGATAAGTCGGACATATACTCTTCATACTCAATACCAGCGTTTTTAGCCAGCGCTTTTCTCCCCGGTATTCCACGAGTTCTAATAACATCTTTTATTTCAAAAGCTCTTAAATCTTTTTGAATAGCTCTTAAAGATTCTTCATCTGTTGTAGATAAAGCTCTTTCAGCTAATTCGTCAAGGCCTAGTTTTCTGGCAGAACTTGCAATAGACTCTCTTCTTGCCTGTAGAGCGACTCCTTGTTGAGTTGATGCCTGTAAATCCCTAGCTTGCTGTGCTAAATCTAATGCCTCTTGTGTGCGCCCAAGACTATTCATTTGTTGTGCGGCATTTAAAAGCTGCTCTGGAGTAATGCCTGTTGGTTGGATTAAACCTGATGTAACTGCCTGAGTAGCCGCATTAGTAAACGCAGTAGCAGCTTCCTCGTTGCCTTGTGCACGATACTGGTTTGCGAGTTGCTGTAGCTTCGCAGGGTTATTCGCGTGTTGCTGAAGCAGCTCCTGTATCTCTGCTTGCCGTTGCTCTTTCTGCTGACGCATCATCATACTACGAGGAGTACCACCAATGGCACGACCAACCTGAGTCAACTCTTTTTGATACGAGGGGTTCAAAAGACCCGCTAGCATCTGTTGTGAAAATCTAGCCATTATTCACCTCCCCCTAATATACCAAAGATGTCTCCTAAGATTCCACCATCTTTGCTTGAGCCAAAGAGTCCACCTAAAATACCAGTACCAAGGCTACCCAACAGATTAGCTTGAGCCTGCTCTGCTACCAACCTAGCCTCAAGACCACTCATCATTGTTTCACCGTACTGACCAGCACCAAACAGTTGTCCCTGTTGTTGCATCTGCTGGTATGGCAACATAGCTTGTTGTAGTTGCATCATCTGAGTCTGTGGTAGGTAAGCAGCACCCATAGAGCCAACACCAAGGTTCTGTTGTGCCGCAAGCTGTTGCAAGTCTGCCTGAGACAACTGACTACCCATGCCTGTAAACATCTGTGCTTGCTGTGCCAACTGAGCCTGTTCTGCCTGTGCTTGACCCATAGCTTGCAACATGGCTGTGTTTCTAGCTTCTGACTGAGCTTTAGCCATAGCAAGCTGCTCTGGTGTGCCACCAAACTGTGCAGTCTGTACACCTAAGCGTCCCTGTGCAGCCAAGCGCTCTTCCATTGCCTGTGCCTGTCGTTGCTCTTCAGGAGACTGTGCAGCCCTGATACGCTCATAAATGTCTGTTTCGCGTTGCGCCATGTCAGTGTCGCGCAAGTCTCGCATCATGCCACTGCCCAAACCAAACGCCTGTTTTGCCGCTGCTCGTCCCTGTGTTTGACCAAAAGGAGTACCAGCAAGCTGCTGTTGAGCGCGAGTTAGCATAGACTGTTGGAACGCTTTTTCTTCAGGAGAAAGAGTCATGCTCGTGCCTACGCCAAGAAAGTTGCCTTCCTCGTCAAACTTAGGCATTGCAGAAAACCCACCTCCGGGCATCGTAGACGCCACAGTAAACGGTCTAAACTGAGACATTCCCACGGCTTGTTGTGCTAGCTCAAGGGCACCGGGAATATACCGCCCGTCTACTGTTGTCCCTAGTAGAGACTGCTCGCCAATATCACTGAGACGGTTTATAGCCTCTGCTGTAAGCAAACCACCACCAACAGCGCCACCAATTCCTAAAAGTTTCTGTAACCACTCTGGCATTAGTAAGTACCTCCATCAATCGTCCCTGTAGACAGAGTTCCTGTAAATGTTAAATTTGGAATCGTCACAGTACCTGTAAACGTAGGTGAAGCAGTGTCTGACTTAGTTGCAACAGCAACCGCAATAGCGTCAAACTCTGTGTTAAATTCAGTGCCCCGAATAATTTTGCCAGCATCTCCAGAAGGCAAACTATCCTTATTAGCAAAGTTAGTTGTCTTTGTATAGTTGCTCATAATGTTTTACCCATAAGTGCTAATACGTTGATTTCTTGGAGAGATAAAGCAAAACCGTTTATTTCTGACTCAAGACCAATAGTAATAATAGAACCGCCACCTGTGGCATTTACAGGAGGTCTGGTTGTTGTTGCTCCTCCGGTGAACTCAGCTAGTCCTCCGGTAGCAATAGGATTACCGTCTCCGTCCACAGGATTAGAAAACTCAGCCAATCCTCCAGCAGCGATAGGATTTCCTGCACCGTCTGTTGGATTAGAAAAGTAGTAAGGGGTCTGATTACCTACCGTAAACTCCTGTGTGCTGTACGATGTTCCAAAGTCGTACGCCCACTTAACAAACACGGTGGCACTGTTAGCACCTACCAACGTAGGACGTAGCTTCTTTAGGAACTTAACCTTCGACGGATCACCAAAAGTTAATCCGGGGCTGTAGTACCTGAAGCGGTAACTAGAAGTCTTGATTGTTCCTGAGTCGTTGTACTCATCTGCGTACCCAGCGTACTCACCCACGCCATCATCAGTTCCTACCAGTAACGTACCATCGTTCTTTCTCTCGTACGACTTGAACGGCGCAGAGGTCCAACGTGTGGCTCTGTACGCACCGTTCTCTAGTCTACCTTTGAGATCAAAGCAGTACGTTGTGTTAGTATCTGGAAACGTAATCAGATAGAACGAGTTCTCAGGGCTGTACACAGATGCCGTAGGAGCAGTACGTGTGCTAATCAAACTAATAAGCTCAGTCTTTATGTTTGCGCTTAAGTCAGACAGAGGTAAAGACTTTTCTTGTATTGTTCTGCCAAAGCTCCTCAGACCGTTCTGAGACATAAACAACACATCAGTACCAATGTGTTGTACAGAGTTTCTACAGATGCACCCAACGCCAGCTACAGTGTCAGCCAGAGCCATCGTTGCTGGACTAAAGGCGTTATTGTATACAAGAATGCTGTGCTTGCCTAAAATAAGTAGAGCGTTGTTGTGGGCTACCAAAGCCCTTACTTCGTCGTACCCATCAGGCCAAGCCTTAGATACATCTATAGAACCACTGGAACCGCCAGTAAAGTCTGTGCCTATTAACAGATCAGACCAGTATATTGTTTGGGTGTCTGCTGCGTTGTCTACGATCCACAGCCTACCGTACGCTGCTAGAGCCTCGTGACAATAGAAGTTACTGTTAGTAGACGTACCTGTAGCTGTGGTAAACGTCCTGAGTCCATTTGTGTTATCGTACACAAGCGGCTCCTGTCCACGCTGGAAGAAGTAAGCCTTGTCGTTAAAGTTGACTATCTTCCAGTTGTCTGCTGTAATCGTGTACGAACCCGGAGTAATGTCAGTAAGCGTGTCATCAGGATTAGTAGTCTGTGTAGTCTTAAATATCTTGTTGTTGCCTGTGACGAACACTTCTTCGTTACCAGCGTCATCGTAAAAGTGGTGAATCTTGACAGCGTAATCAGAACCAAGAGGTGTGTTTACAGCAGTCAACAAGTCTACACCCTTACGTGCAGCAATACGCCCACGCTTGTCAATTACAGCGTTGTCAGCAACGTCAGCAAAAGAGAAGTCCTGTCCAATCGGAGAGTCTTCTGTGTTGACTCCCTTGAAACCCGGAGCAACTAAATTAATGCTTTGGAGAGGCTGTGCCATACTCTAGGCTCCTACGGAGTGTACCAGATAGTTTCTTCAGGGTGCTTCTGTGCGTCCAGAGCAATCGCGTCAGACAAATACTTATCAGCAATACCAAAGTACTCAGGTGCTGATGTACCGCCTGTCTCGCCACGCTCACGAGCTAACAGAGCTACTGCAAGGTGAATCACGGGTTGAGCAGGGATCGTAAGATCGTCTTCGTCTGCGCTCAGGTCATCAGAACGCAGGATACAGTTGAACCTGATGCTGTACGTGTCATCCGGTTTAGGGTACAGGTCAACCTGCGTATCTCCGTTAGAGTCAACACCGTTGTACGTGTAGTACTCAGGGATGCCTGACACGGGACTCTGGTTAAGGTAAGCATCGTTAAACCAATGTGCTGTCTGGTAAGTCATAAACAAGTTGGAACTATCGTTAAGCACGTCTAGTACCTTGATCCTGTTCTGTGACCCCGTGAGTACATAGTTAAAAGTACCAGCAGACGTTGTAACCGTCAGGGTAGTCCTGAGTGCTGACCAATCCCAAGCGTCTTCTACCATTTTCTTGGCATCGTTTACAAAATCACCCACAAGTTTGCTGTAAGTAGTGTCCTGTACACTAGACACCTCGTCTTCACGCAAGCGTCTGAGAACGTTGTTTACTAAGTTTAAATATGTCATCTTATGCCATGCCCTCAAACAAACTTCGTTTAATTAGGTTGTCTAGTTCAGCCATGTAGTCCTTCTGTGGTGGTGCTGGAGGCTCTGGTACAGCCTGAGGTGTGTAACTGATGCCAGCCAAGAACGGATTAAACATACCGCCCCCGCCACCACCACCGCCGCCACCGCCACCGCCTGTTTCTGGAGGCTCTACAGGAGGCTCCGTAATACACTCCTCAGGATTAGCCGCTGCGTACTCTGCACAGCTACAGTCTGAACAGTCAGTACAGTTACCTTCTGAGTCCATTGACTGACCTTCGGGACACACAGTACAGTCTGGGTAATCTGTGGCTCCGTTAGTGCACTCTTGCGGCGGCTCACTAGGGCACATTCCGTCTTCGTGCTCAAGAACATTACTACCGTCTGGACAGATGTCGCATCCGCTTTCTACTGTAGCGCCGTTGTCACAAGATTCAACACCTCTTACACAAAGCAGTGTTTCTGGGTCTTTACTAAATCCGGGCTTACACTCACAAGGCCCCTCTTGTCCATCATTAACAGCGTTAGGGTCGCTACAGGTTTCTGGTGGAACTGTGCCTCCACAGTCCTCTAATGTAGGAGCCATGCTTATTCCGTCAGGACACTCAGCCCAACCACAGACCAGCGCGTTTGCTTCATCAGTACAATCGTAACAGTTTCCTTGATCGTCTTTCGGAGATGGCTGTCCTGTAGCTGGGTTTATTTGCTCACAGGGTTCTTCTGTAACAACTTCTACACACTGATCCAGAGAGTCTGCGTAAGGCTTTTCACTGTCTGGTGGACACGCTACTTTACCACACTCTTCTGCCTTTGTTGGATCTGTGTACGCGTCTTCTGCGATACATTCTTGCGTTGGGATACACCGCTTAGGATAAAAAGTTCCAAATTTTTGTCCTTTAGGACACTCGTTACAATCAGATTCTTTAGTTGCTCCGTTATCACACTCAAAATCAGTGATTTCTACTGTACAGTTTCCTTCTGCGTCTTTTTTCCATCCTGATTTACAATCATCTCTGCAAGCACCGGTAGTGGAGTGTACCCTTCTGTTTGGATCATCACACACGGTGTTACACACGCAGTCTCCGCTAGAGTCTATAATTCCAGAGGACGTATTAAAACCCAATCCAGTGTCACAGTTATCACTAGAAGTGTACCCGTACTTACTACGCCTACAGTTTTGACCTACACGCTTACAGTCACCGTTTTTATCAACAACGCCAACTTCGTTGTTTCCTAAATCACAAGCGTCTCCGGGGTTTGTCCCGGTTTCTTTTGGCGGTTTGCTACAGTCGCTGTCTACGTGTGCGTCTGGGTGTTCTCCGTTTTCACACTGGTTACAATCAGGGTAGTTTACTGCGTTGTTGTCACAGGTTTGTTCAGGAGCTACAACTTCTACAGGAGCAAGAGAAGGATTACAAGGCTCGTACGTGTATTCCTTGCCGTCTAAAGTAAAAGATCCGCTTTTAGTAACGTCGTTTGCGTTGTACTGTGGCGTTTCTACTTCAGACCCCGCAGGACAAGACTCGTACGGATCACACTTACACGACCCGTCTGGTTGAATGCTACCTACCATACACCCTTCACCCGGATCAGCGAAACACATATCGTTTACGTCGTAACAATCGCCTTTGTGTAAAACTTTTCCTTGTTTGGTACACTCGTTTTCTGTGTCTTCTGTAGGATCTTCTTCATCAGAACAATCTCCATCTAAAGGCTCTTCTTCTCCTGCCTTATCGGTTCCATCAGGACATACACATTTTTCCCCATCCCAACTACCATCTCCTATACACTGTGGATCTTGTATTACATTACAGTCATCAAGTGTTCCTTTGATTATACCGCCTGTTGTTTCTTGTGCTTGTGAATTTTCACCGCCCTCGCAGTTTACGTAACCAGCGGCTTCACAATCAGCTTTATTCTCGTTAAAGTAAGTTTCTTCTACGCACTTAGTTTCGTCAAAAGCGTCAACAGCATTAGGATCAACACACTCTCCTTGTGGCCCTGTAGGAGTAAAGCCCTCTTGTTTACATTTTGTACCACATTTAAAATTCCCAGATCCAGCGGGGTCTTCTATAGTTACTAAACCTTTGTCTTCGCACTCTTGCAAAGGAGCAAACGGTATAACAGGTATGCCTATGACATTTTCAATTTCTTCGTTAATTAAGTCTTTAAATTGATCGTATATTATGCCGCCAAGAACGCTACCAAAAATACCGCCTAGTTTTCCAAGAACGCTTTCAACAGTTATATTACCTTCTGCATCTTCAAAAATGCTACCAATACTGTCTATTACTTCTCGTGCTAAATCTCCTAGTATGTTTTCTGGAGTACACTCTTGTTTACCGTCTTCTCCACAGGTAGGAGTACCGTTTACAATATCTTCAAACTTTTTGCCAATCTTTTTTAGAGCTTCTTCTATTTCTCCTATAGTGGCCCCTTTAAATATGCCCCCTATACCGCTAGGAAGGCCGGGAATACCAATTTCAATAAGAATACCGACAGTAACACAATTTTTATACCACTCGTCTAGAGGACCTCCGCTTACTTTTTGACACTCAGGAGGTATCCCTGTAGCACCCTCTATAAAAATCTCTGCCATCTTTTTTAGAGATCCAAGAGGATCTTCTGGTATGTTTCCGATGAAGTCTACAAGCTCATCGTACTTACCCTTGAGGTCATTAACAACGTCTTCACCGTACTTCTCAATTAACTCAGTGAGGTCTGGGGCGCTCCACTCGTCATAAGGTGTTTGAGTAACATTACCATCGTTATCGTAGCCGTAAACAGTTTGATTAACTTTTAATCCTATGTCATCAAAAGTATAACTATAAACTTCGTTAACGCCGTCTCCGTTTAAGTCTCCAGTTTCATAGTACTCACCATCAGGCAACTCACCGTAAAGCATAGAGTAAATTTGATCCGCAGTTCCTTGTATAAAAGGAACACTATCTACACCCGCACCAGCAACGTAGTAATCTTTAAAAAAAGAAGCACTGCCGCAGCCTACTTTTTTACCATCAATAAAAACAGGAATGTGGCTCTCGTTTTTACACTTGCCGCCTTCGCCTAACTCTGAAAAAACTTCACCGGATGTAGGCGGTACATAAGTAGTCCCGTTAGCCATAGCTTATTTACCACCCTTTAGCTGCATCAGCTTGTCAGCACCACGTATGCCAAAGCTGGCTGTGACTGCAACGTACAAAAGATATTGATACCACTCAGGTAACCTGTCTAGCTCTGCAAAGGCCATACCTACGCGACCAATGATATCAAGATCGTTCATACCTACGCCCCACATAATTGCTATTACAGGCGCACTCAGGACTACTGTGAACCACTCGTCTTTCCACGAGGACGCACTAGCCTGTGCCATGTGTTGTTCCCACGTAGCAGTGTTCTGTATAACCTGCATTGTGGCTTGGTGTTTTGCTTGCGACTGCTCGTGGCGATTACTCAGCCAAGTCTTAGCGAGTCCAGCAATAGGACTAATGAGCGCTTGCCACACCTACGACTTACTCCTGTTACGCCAGCCTTGCACTGTGTCTGTTTCCCAGATACGTATACCTGTCCACACGAGTGTAAACAACGCAGCCAAGGAAGGCAGTACGCCAGCCAAAGCACCAACACCTGTTGCTACGGAAACCGTATCCATTACCTCTTTCATCCCTTGATCTGCCATCCTCATGCACCCTTAATAATTGCTACTGTACCGTAGATGATCCCGGCTGTTACAGCAGCGGCGATAGACAACAAAATACTATCTAGTAACATACGTTGCCTCTTGCGTTGTTTGTAGATTACCTCTTCCCTCTGTGCTTTAATCTTACGTCTGAGCATTATCATCTCTTGGTAAGTCTCAACACCGTAAGACCAAACAATTAGTTCTCGTATTTCTTTTTCTTGTTCCTCTAGTTTCTTCTTGGCTATTATACTGTTGAGTGCTTGTTGTTCTACAGTTTCTCCATCGAATAACTTCTTGAAGACACCGGGACTCTCAGCTTCTTTCTCTGCTTGTTTTATGTCAGCAGCAAAGGAATACCACTGCCCCAGTTTCTGAGCCACAGCCTCAATTTCAGCACCTCTGTTTACTAGCGTCTGTATACCTTTGAAGGTTGTAGACGCCATAGCAATAAGTGATAGAGGATCCATCCATTAGCTTACCAAGAAACGCCAGTGCCAGACGTAGGATTAGCTTGCTCTGCAATCTGTGCATCAATAGCCGCTTCAATAGCCGCTACTTGCTCGTCACCCAGAGCCGCCTTTGCCCAACCAATAGCAGTTGCTTCGGTGATGTCATCCCACTCGACAAACGACTCTCCGGGTGGCTCAAGGCCAACAGTGCCGTAGGATGAGCCAGAATGATCCCCATCAGTCTTTGAACAACGCCAGTGTACGCACGTTACGACATTGCTGTTATCGCCCTGCGTAACATCGTAGTCCATCGTTGCTACAGTCCATGTGTGTGCCATAGTTTATGCTCCTTTTAACAAGCCATTACAACGCAGGGGACGCAATAGGAACCGTCTGCGTAAGTACAGGTAACATTGGTTGATGTAACTTTTGCAATAGTCTTAGATCGTACAATGTCATCGTCTTGGGGTTTTGCCGTGCCATCGCCAGCCGACATTAATAAAGCGCCTCGCTGAACGGTAGTGCCTTGAGCAATACGAATAATCATGTCGCCCGTCATTGCTAAATAGTAATCAGAAAGATCATCTGAACTATCTTCAGCTACAAATACGCCGGCTACGTTTACATCGCCTTCTACATCACTGACCTTTGTTTTGTTTAACTGTTCGTTATCTTCATTGTCCCACTCGCACATTTCGTCAAGGTTGGACATTACAGTACCTTTATAGATTGCTGAAACATCATCTGTATCTGATTGTGACCAGCGAGATAAATGACCACCATTGTAGGAAACAGTTGTTCCAGAAACAGAGATTGTCCCTTCTGTTGACCCATCCTGTAACAAAGAAACTAAAGTGCCATCATTTGTTGTTCTATTTAATATAAGTGGTTGACCGCCCGATCTGTTGGAGCGAACAAGACCATCGGCCTTAATTTGAACGCCACTATCAGAAGTGCTTAAAGTCTCCATGCCAACCAGCAAGTTGCCGCTGGAGTCTAGTTTCATCCTAACTGTCGCGGAGCTATAAGCATCGTTGACTGTTTGCCAATCCATAGACCCATCTGTACCGTTGCCAACGCGCCAATACTTTAAATCAGTTCCTGCCCCTGAGTTGTACCACTGATAATACGGCTTAGCGCTATCCCTTGCTTCGAAGGCAATACTATTAACAGATGTGACTTTTGCGTTCCCTGCTGTAGTATCGCCGACAATGAAGTTGCCGCTGGAGGTGATACGCATGGCTTCTGTGTTATTAGTAGCAAACCGCATAAACGAATTGGCGGCGTTCCAAATATCAATTCCTGTCGTGCCGCCGCGTTGATGCAAATAAAAGTGGCTTGTACCATCACTCAAGTTTAAAATTGCATCAGTTGTTCCTTCTACTTGTAAGATTTTTCTGTTTGCTGATTGAAAATCACAGGACGTAGTACCAATAGAGACATCACCAGAGCTATCAATACGCATACGCTCTGCGCCACCAGACCACACCGACATGAAATCGCTAGAATGGTCATAACGTATTACGCCTCTGTTATTAGCGTCAGTGTCATCAAAAAATATGTCACAGGTTCCAGTATTACCAGAACCTATTGCAATTCGACTAGATGAACCTGCTGACCCTGTGTTGTATACGGCTAATCTGCCTTCATCGCCTGTCGTTCCAATAGACACGTTCCCGTTGCTAAGGATACGCATGGTTTCTGTTGAACCAGCATCACTGAAAAACGACAGTGCGGTAGAGGCGTTGGCAACACCGATAGACGCTCTTGTTGTGTTGTTGGTTTCAAAAGCAATGCCCGTTGAAGAAACGCCAGAGCCTTCTATAAGAACATTTGTGTTGGTTGCAATAACGTTTAGCGGATTAGAAGGACTCGTAGTGCCAATACCCACGTTACCTAAATTAGTGTTGCCTCCGTCGATAAATAAGTGCGGAGTGCCGCTTGTTTCATAAGTGTCACGTCCTGCGTAAAACTCTAAATCAATAAAACCAAATTGATCAGCCGCTTTTCCTACAATCCCTGCATAGTGAGGATCAGTTGCAGAGGTATCACTGTTTTTAAACAGGTAGCCGCCAATTAACTCACCGCCAGACGTTCCTTGAGTAGAATTGCCAGCAATAAACTCTGCTCCAGTTGCTGACTCAGCTTCTACAACAACACCTCCAGAAACTGCTGTTGGACTATCCGTGCCAACACCAACGTTACCGTTTTGGTCGATACGCATACGTTCTGTGGCAGTGCCTGATGCTATGGTGTCAAACTTAATAACAGGAGTGCTTGCACCATCAGAGCCGCTTATTCGTGCGCCAGTATCTGTGTCTCTTGTAAGCCGCATATTTACATTTGCTGATACGGCATTTACATGAAGCTCGTCAGCAGGACTATCAGTGCCAATACCAACGAGGCCAGAGTTATTAATCGTCATAGCCGTAACAGTTGATGCACCGTTTTGGACGCCAAACTCCAAATTGCCTACGCTACTTGGGTATGCGCCTGTAGTAGTTGCCTTGGCTCCAATATAAGCAATGGAGCCATCTGCGCTGGTCGCAAATCTTAAAATAGAGTATTCGTTATTTGCGTCACCAGCTTTTAAGTTTAGAATCGCCGTGGACGCAAGAGATGTGCTGGCGTCCGATCCATCTATTGTGACATTGCCGCCACTATCAATCGTAATCGCAGTGCTTGTGGCGTTATCGTCGATGCCTGTGGAGGTGAACGTACCTGTAGTCAAACTGGTCGGATTAGTACCAACCTCAATAACAGTACCGCCTGAGTCTTCTGTGTAGAGGCGCTTATTAGTAAGATCCAGCGCAGGTTCACCTTGGACAAGATCCCCTGCTAACGGTGCGCCTGAGCCGTTCTTTAGCTTAATAGTAGTAGCCATTAATAAGT